CTGCCGCCATTGAATTGTTGAGCGTCGATCACTTGTGTGTTGGCCATACCAGCTAAGGTGATGGCTGTGGCTGCAACCGGGCCAGCGATTGGGCCAAGTGTAGAGATTGCTTTAGTGGCGCCAAGCGCAGTATGGATCACATTTTCTGAGTGGGCGGCAAACTTACCCGCTTCAAAGAGCTTACGGTTTTCGCTGGACATCAAGCCAGATAGCGCTCCGAAAGTTGCGGCTGAAAAACCTAATTTTTGTTGCCCTGACCATTTTTCCCAATCTACTGACGCCTTAGAGAAGGCTTGGATGTTACCAAGCATGGCCTTTTGATCTACTTTTTGATTCTTGCTGAACGCCTGGCTGAGCTGACCTTTGAAAGAGTAGGCTGCGGTTTCAGCCGCAACAAGCCCCTCTAATCCCTCTAATGCGCGGGCCGATTCTTCATCCGCAATGACGCCAAGCTGATCTGCAGTGGCTTGCGCCCGGCTGATTCTTGCGTCGGCATAGAATTGTTCAAGCGTATTCGTCCAATTATGCTGATCGATAAGACGCTGACGTTCATCCTCCATCGCCCTCAAATCAGCATCAAGGCGCATCAAGGCGCGGCCTTCATCCGTTGCTGCATTTTCAGCAGCGGCCTGGTTTATTCTGGCATACTTCGCTGCCTGTAAGCCCACCACCTTATCGCTGGCCGATTTGGCAACCATGAGTTGATTGTCCCAGGTGGTATCAAGCCAAGATTGATACGCTGATTCCAGCGCTTGAACTTCCGCAGAGCCTTCGCCGTGCGTATCTACAAGCTTTTGCCAGGTTTCAGAATATTTATTGCTGGTTTTTGTAAACGCATCGTCAAACGCAGTGGTCAGATCGTTGGTTAATGCTCTGGCATCATCCAGGGATTTCTTAGCCAAGGCGGGGTCAAGCGGTTTTACTTCGGGCGATTCTTGTGATGCGGGTTTATCATTGGCTGATTCTGGAGTTACTTTAGCTCTGCGAAGCTTCTTCAGCGCAGCCAAAAACTTCAAGACCTTCGCATCAAATTCATCAGCGGTCATTTTGCCCGCAAACTCATCCATGCTTAGACCTAAAGAAGCCAGTTCTGCTTTGGCTGGGCGCAAGACCTCGTTAAACATCTTCATCGATGTGGCATGGCTTCGTGCTGATGCAGCGGCGGCATTTTGACCTGCCGCATACGCTTCCAGGCCAATCTTGCCCGCCTCAAATACTACAAGAGCAGACGCCGACGGAACGAGGGTTCTCAATAAACCTGCAGCTGAAGCTTTTGCTACATCCAAAGCGCCCGCGTAACCTAATGCGGCGGCCCTTCCAGCTACAAATCGGGTGGTGATGGCAGCTGCGCCGAATGCCAGCTCTGGCAGAAAATTGGACATTGAGCCAACAGCGCCTATCGTTTTAGTTGAGATATCATAATAAGCTGTCAACGCTGGTGTTAGTGCCTTACCAAATGCACTCGCAGCATCTTCAGTGGCTTTATTGGCGCGTGCTTGTGCGCCTTGCAAGCCGTTGGATGCCTTTTCAGCGTTGCCCAATTGCACTGCTGTTTCGCGAATGATGCCATTGTATTCCGCTTGTCGTTTTTGGGCGATGGTGAGGTCATGAACAGATATGCCGATTTGTGCAGCATATTCTTTCCACATCACAGATACGTTTTTGGTTACGCCGGCATTATCAACCAGTATGCTGTTTTCATGTTTGATACCTTCTGTAGCAGATACAATCGCCTCGCCAAACGTTAATGACGCCTGGCGGCCAAACGCTGCTGAATCGCGAAAGCGATTGATGAGCTCTGTTGATTCTTGAAGACTAAAGCCTCTACTGAGTAGATTTTGTAATGCCTTTGCAGATTCTGCATTAGTCATCATGCCATCAGAAGACAGCTTGAGTGAGGCAACCAAGCTGCCTTCGATATCTGCACCTGTATGTTTTGCAATTGATGCGAGCCCTAAAATGGCAGATTGGCTGCGTATCACAGCAGCTTCCGCCGTATTGATGCCTTGCTTGATCCCATAAAAGACCACACCAACTGAGACGAGCCTGGCCACGCTACCACCAAGGGACGATGTAGCTTGGCCGGCGCTTTTTATTTCATGGCTCAGCTCGGCAACTCTGTTCCTTGCCGCCTGTGATGCTCGCGCCAAGTCGGAAGCTGATGTAGTCCCCGAAACTGCCAGACGCTTGTAAGATGCCTGGACAAGTTTTATCTCACGGTTGATATCTTGGGTACTGCGAATGTCCAGGGCTTTGAATGCTGCTGTTTTCTTTGCGTAATCAGCCTGGGCAAGCGACATCTTCCTGAATGATTGCTTGGCAGCTTCACCAGCGCCTGAAGCTGAGCCTGTGAGCTTATCAAAATCAGCAGCGCTGGTCTTGATTTCACCGCGAAGACCAGAGCCATCACCTGAAAAGGTAATCCCAACTTTTATGTCTTTGCCATTGCTCATGATTTGTGCCAAGCCTCCAAGGCTGCTGATTCCAACGTGCGGATACGATCAAAGGCATCCGCCTTATCTTTGGCTCGACGCAACCGCATCACTGCTTCCAGCGCGGTATAATCAAGCCCTGTTCTCTCGCTTATAAACCCCATGTTTGTTGCCATCAGGCGATAGCGCCATTGGGTAGAAGCATCAAGAAAGATAAGTAGCGCCTCCCAGTTTTCTGGGAACACCTCGAAATCGTGCTCCTGCGTTTGCTCCTGCCGGTATTGAGCAATCACATCAGCAGGCGCCCCCATGCTTTCCAAATCTTCAATCACTGTGTCGTCACCGCCGCTATGACGTGGGTTCACCCAATATTTTGCGGCGTCTTTTAGTTTTTTGCGGGTGCCCCGGCGATGACCTGTTCATCATAGGTCTTCCAAATCGCCATTTCGGCGCGCTCATCTTCACAAAGCAACGCGAAGTTCTTTTTGCTAAACGCGACTGCATCACCATTTACATCATTGACCAGATCCCAATCGATGACCACACGGTTCAGGATGTCCGATACCAGATCGGTTTCAGCCCATTTTTTACGCGACTCAATGTGGAAGAGCAACCTGATCTTATGCTCTTCAACATTACCGTCATCGACAGGCACACGAATGATGACTGGCCACCAAACTTTTCGTTCTTTTTGCAATACAAACGCCATGATTTATCTCCTTATTTCTTATTTGAATGTGAATTTCAGGTCGTTGTCATCGCCGCCGTCAGAAGGCAAGAACACCAGTGGAATGGTTAAGTTGGCAATACCCTCAGACTCACCAAGCTCAGGCTTTAAGCGCTGCACGCGGGGACCATCGATACGGATGATTTGCCCTGCGGATAAGCCGTTTTCAAAGACCAGAACTTCGGGGTCGCCATAAGCAGAGGAAAAGAAATCTTTGGTGGCCAGCGTTGGTTCCTGGATGGTAATGGAGCCTGTGATTGCGCGCTCGGTGATGTCCACCGATTCATAGTTCACCAGTGGACGATGCACAGCTTTGATGCCACTATCGATATCCAGCTTCTCCAGAATGGCAGCATAACCACCCAAGGTGAATGTAGTGTTTTGTTTGTTGACAGGCGGAATCGGCACAGCGGTAAAACCCGTGAAATTAAAGTCAGCTGGCATTGGGTGTGATGTTGGGTCTGTATATAAACCAATGAGTGACACACTTAAGATACCATCACTTTTTCCGGAAACAGTAAACTTCCACGCGCCGCGCACACCAAGCAATCGATGACGAATGCCCGCTGTCGCGCCGCCCCGAAAGAGATAGACCGTAGCGCTTTCTTCACCATCAGAAACCAGCTTATATTGACGATGGGTACTGGCTACCGTGAACCCGGCAAATCCAATCGCACGCATGATCGGGTCGATAGCCGGCATGCCGCCCGCTGCGCCCGCACCACGAAGGCGCACGTCAAAACTAAGCGTGACCCGCTTGTTGATCAATGTTTTGAAAAATGCGCCAGAGCTGCCAGGGCGAACGTGCGGGCGTTCGATTTCGTCGCCATCCAGGGCGCCCAGCTTTACATTTTCGACCAACATGGCGTTGAGGGCAGCTGTTGGTAGCTTATCGCTGCCGTACATCGTTTCGACCGCAACCGCGATTCCCATTCGTTTTGCTTTAAACATCATAAGCTCCTTTTACTTCTTTTTGGCAGCGGGGGCTTGACTTGCGGCCACCGCCTCCTCTTCTAATCGGGTGGTTTTATCACTGACATGGGGCGCCGCTTTGGTGTGCTCCAATTTGATTTTTTGGCCCTTTTCATCAATTTCATAGCTTCCGCCAAGTCTTCCCATGATGCTCTCCTTACGATTCGTTGGTATGTGTTGTTGCAAATTTATCGCGCCAAAATACCGCGCTATTGGCCACATGAAACAATGACCCGCCTTCGAATTGACATAGATCGAAAGCGGCGTTTGGCGCCCAGCCGACCAGCGCTGTCATTGATGCCAGGCGAATGTTGCGCAAGCTCTCTGCAATGGCTTTTTCGCCATGTTGATCTGATACATCTTTGACCGCACACACCACTGCGAAATGACTGATGATTTTCTGGGTAATCACTTGTGTGCTCGATGTGCTGGTGCGTGCATCTTCAGCCAACGGCATCACAAACGCTGTCGGCATCTGGCGCACACCTTGCTTCATTGCACTGCCCAATTCGGCTGCGCCCTCAACTGCAACCAACCCTGGCACGTTTGCTTTTAAGCGCGCCACTACGTCGGTGATTTGTAAAATCTCAATGCTCATCAGAAGCCCTTCAAGCTCGTGCGATCAAACACACGTGTCTGGCTTGTCATGCGCACATCCAACGATGTTGAATCGGCTGTTGGTGAGGAAGCTTCGCCCCAATTCGCTTTCCCCTCGCCAATGCGATCAAGTAGCGCGTGGGCAGCCTTCACATCTTCTTTGACTGCGTCGGGTTTATCCATGCCTCGGCGGCTGTATAAAATGCCGATAGCCAGGAGTGATGACAAGCTGGTAGCAAGCGCAGGCACCGGATTAAGCGGCACAGCGAAGCGGTTAGAAATTCGGGCATTGATATCGGCATCAGCAGATGCAATGGCTTTGGCGATGACAGCGGGGTCGGCGATACCGTCTTTGTTATCATCGGAGAGCTGGATGATATATTGTTCGTCGTGCGCATCAATAAGATCAGCATAAGTTGCATACGGCATCGCGTTGATTCTCCTTAAAAGACTGCTGGTAAAAAAGGGGCGAAGCGAGCCCCGCCCCTTTTACTCAGCTCATTTTGCTTCGTTTCTTAGACTGCTAACAATGCGGCATCACGCTCTGAAGCAGTTACGGGATATCCCAGAGCGTTTGATAGCGCTGCTGTAGTCGGCACACCTGCAGCTTGTGTCCATAGTGCTGCATTCGTTTGATCTAACTGGGCCACTGCTGCCACAATCGCTGCACTCAAATCCACATCGCTTACAGGCCTGATAGCCTCAGATGATGGTGCCTGAGATCCAGATTTCACGATAGATACGCCTTCAGCATCATCTGATTCAAGCTGTGCTACCTGCGCTGATGTCAGCTCCAGCTCATGCTCACCGTGTCTGAAGTGACCAAGCTCAGGGAGTGACAAACCATTCGATGGTGCAATAAAAACCTTAATTTTTGCCATGATTCACCCCCCCTATTGACCGGTTAAATGATCGATCAATGCAAGCTTGGCTGTACCTTTCCATGTGTTGGTTGCACCAGATGCATCTCGATCGTTGGTAAGTAAGATGTTTGCGGCTTCGAAATTACCCTCACCAACAATCAGCTTCATACCTTTAACACCAAGTGGCGTACCGTCGACGCGCTTGAGCCCGGACAACGCTAAGCGCGCTGCTTTGTATGTGCTGCCATTAAGCGCCTGGCGAGATCCGTAAACCAATTGAGGCAAACCATACCCAACAGCTACACGCGCTTCGACGCCGTACATAAATTTCTTTTGCATGAATACATTGGGAGATTCAGGGTCAGTTGCACTTACAAAGTGGTAAGGTTCACGCTCCTGAAAAATGATGGGTTGAACCGGGCGGGAATCATCTACCAGAAACCAGGGCTCCCCACTGCCCAGGGTGGCAGGTCGGTTGGCATAGGTACCATCACTGTTATCCACCCCGTTTACAGGATGATTCACGCTGAAAAATGGTACACCATCAAAGCTTTTGCCAGTGGTGAAACCTGCAATCAATGCTGGCCATACCAGTTCATCCGGATGGCGCGCCCCTGCATCACCAAGGTTGGCCATCAATGGATTGTAAACTCCCAACTGATCATCACTAAAGTCATTGCGGTCGACACCCACCGTCAATTCAAAGTCTTCATTGCGCAGGAAGTAGCCATGCGCCATGAGATTATGAACAACCTTGTCGCCTAGCCATTTTCGGATACCTGGCAATTGCCCAAGCCACTTGTAATCGTTGGCTGATGTGTTGCTCGGCACCTTCATGGCGATAACAGTGAATGTTTGCACAACTTTATCAAACGCGCCCTGAAATAAGGTTTTGAATGATGTTTGCGCTGCTTGCAGCGTCGCGGCATTAATCATGATGCCCGCACCGGCGATGGCCAGCGCATCAAGAGCCACATCAAGCTCCAATGGCGCGAATGCATAAGCCGGGGAAGCCCCCGCCGCAAAAGCAATCACAGAAAGCGCAAAGGCACCTGTGTAGATACTAATCATTTTGAGTATTTTCATCGTTCGTTCTCCGGTTTATCTTTATTTTGTTACTTGATTTCAACCCAAACCCCATCGGTATCGATATCGATGACCTTGCCCGCAGGGATGGAGTTGGTTGTTATTTTTGCCACAGTGCCGTCATCTTCGACGTAAGCTGTGCCGAAAATATCGGCGTTTCCGAGTGGCTGGGTGGCACTGTTGGCAAAGCGGAATACGCCACGTTTTACAGTGACCGTTTTTTCGCCTGCGATGCCAGCTGAGTTATCGACGGCTGCTTCGGCACGGCCAATCACTTTTAAACCTGGCGCGTTCGCTGCGGAGGAGGCATTACCACCTGCGCTCACAGCCACCATTGAGCCAGCAAATACGCGAGCTCCGCCTGCGGCTGGCCGCGACACCAAAGCGCCTTCGCGCTCAGGTGTGTTTACATCTTTAGTTAATGCCATGATTCACCCCCATAGCTTTTGTTTTCTTGAAATCGTCATGGTTGATGTCCAGCTGGGCACACATCGCCACTTCTTCAGCGGTCAAAGCGTTAGCAGCTGTGTGCGGGTGCTTTTCTTCGCCCAAAGGCACAGCTTTTGCGGCGTTGGCCACAAAATCCTTAAAGCCTTCAGGGTCTTTGCGACAATAGTTTGCCGCCCAATTTTTTGATGTCGGCGCAATCACGCCTTTAGCCAGCGCAGCGTTGACTTGCGCATCAACACGTTTGGATTCATTTTCACTGGTGATGATGAATAATTGATCACGCACCGTGTCAAACTCGCTCCGGGGCACAAAAGCGGTAAGATCTTGTTGCGCATTTGCGGACAGGGTTGTTAGTTGTAATTCAAGTTTATCCATCAAAACGATGAGGTTTTGATCCTGAGTATTTGCAGCATCAGGAGATTCGGAGCTCATGGCTTTGAGGCGTGCGATTGCCTTTTCCAGCTCAGCTAAGATTTCTTCTGGTGTCGCCAACTCGGGAAGGTTCAACATATACTTGAACCGTTCGAGTAGTTCGTCCATTTGGGATTCCTCCATATATTGTGCGTTTGCCACCGGCGTTAAATCGCCGAGGTTTGGGTAGTGGGTTAATGCAAACCCCTTGAGTGCATAAATTTCATTGGTGGACTTGTTCACCGAAAAAACGGGTGAGATATATCGATATTCTTTCTTGCGGATGGCGTTGGCCGCATCCGAAGTCCATTCCACCTCAGCCCAGATACCGTTGGCCTCGGCAGTAATCGATGATGGTTCAATCCATCCTGATGCAGGTGCTTTGGCACCGGTTTTGTCGGCGTTTATTGAAGCGTGGTGATAATCACCGGGAATGCGCACGGGATACGTTTTGGCATTGTCCAAAACGTTGGCTGCATTGTATTTCCATGCTCGACCATCCAGACCGACAACTTGAGCTTCTTCATTAACAGGAATGAGGTGGATGCGTTGCCTGTTCGAATCAATGGCAAGCGCGGATACATCGATTGAGCACACAACAACACCAACATCGATTTGCTGGTGGCTGTATTGTGCGTTGTGTGGTTGGTTGCGTTTCATGCAGCGAATGATGCATCTGCGGATTGGTTAATCCGCTGGACGGGTGTCCTGCTGTTGCAGGCTTCTTGTGAAATCTGTTTGGCGCGTGTCAGATCATGGCACTGTTATCTATCTTGTAATGCCGTTTCACACTGTGCATCAATCGCGTGCATCAATCGAGCAAGTGCAAAACCAGAAGATCAGAAATCGCAATGATGTCATCATTGCTTACACCAAGAAATGGACGGGCAGGAATATCTTTGCCTGGAAACATGCTTTCCGGTGATGTTGTGCCGCCAAATTGATGCATGGCACCATAGATTTTATTTGTACCAAATACCAGCGCATCAGATGAAGGCAACGAAACCATTGATTCCATCAGGTCGCCAGACTCAATCATCACCTTATCGGCATTCTTTTCTTTGCGGGACAAGGTTAGCTCGGACAATGGCTCCCAAGCGTTGCCTTCCGGATCCACCTGGTCTTCAAAACGCTGGGCAGTGGATTCAAGAAAATGCTCACCGATATCGGCAAATACCGCTGTCATATCACCGGTTTTATCCAACACCTGCGCAAAAAAGGATTGTAGCTCTTTATCATCAATCGTGACGTTGGTACTTGCGCCTGCCATGAAATGCTCCTACACTGCTTTAACTTGTTGCGTATGGTCGCTCCGCTTAGCTCCCAGATATACGCATACCCCTATTGACCGACTGATGCGGCAGTCGGTTTTTTTTATAACCCTCTTTTATATAGTCGAACACCACGTCGCATGCCTTCCACTTCTGCATCAAGCTCATCCAATGAAGAAAAATCACGCGCATAGGTTGTAACGCCAGCCCAGCCATCACGCCCATATTCAAAAACAGCAAACCCATCACGGCTACCATCAGCAATCTCAAATCTTGCAACATAACGCCTGCGTACCATTGCCTTACCAAGCGCATGATTCCATTCCATATTTGTCCAGATCTCATCCGGGTTGCGAATCGC